CATTTCGAGAATCGCAAACAGGCTTATGCCCATCTTAGCGAGCTGCCCGATGCTCAGATCTTTTAGCCCCTGCAGAGAAAGGATCAGAAGTCCAATCGATGCAGCCAGAAGAATTAAACTTCCGCCTCCCTTTATGGACATATCCCCGACCTTATTGCTAAACTCTGTCAGGATGTAAAGGATTCCCACCAGGCCCAGCACCATCTTTGCCATGCCTTCCCATTCCATATTGGCGAGAGGCTTCAGGGCAAATATCAGCAGACCGATCCCGAGCGCGAGCGCGGCAATAGATTTGGCGCCTTTAATACTCTGCAGATCCTTCCCGATATACTTGGCCATCAGACCGAGAATGGTTACAACGCCAAGCAGACCGGTAAGCATCTTCATAATGCCGTCCATGCTCATATTAGCAAGAGGCTTCAGCATTAATATCAGAAGACCGACGCCAAGCGTGATACTGAGTATTGCCGCAGCCACAGAAGCGATAACTGCCGTTAATCCGATGGCGTCCTTCCAGTCCTTCAGAACGAACTGCTTCATGATGAACATAAAGCCGCCAAGAGCTAGTATGACGCCCGCCAGAGCGGCAAAGCCCTTAAGCAAGCTGTCTGTGTTCATGCTGCCTAAAATCGCCACGGAACCTGCGATCAGCGCGATACCGATAGCGATCTTCATAACTTTATCGCCGGTAGATTCCAACTGATCTCCGAATTTCAGCTTCAGGCCGTCCTGCATAACGTCCTTCGCGCCCTGAAAGAAACCGCGCATGTTGTTAAGAAGGCCGCCGCCCTTACGGAGCACGCCTATCAGCTTGAACAATGCGTAACCGCCAAGGAATGACATGATCAGTCCGTACAGGTTGGTGCCCTTAACGATACCTGACATGTCCGCCAGAAATTTTCCGAAGGAGCCGATACCCAGCATATCCTTCGCCCAGGTAAAAAGATTAAATTGATTTGCGTCTTTCTTAATATTGTCAAACAGATTGGCAAAACCGCCGAATATCTTCCGCAGCCATTTCTTAGCTACGCCAAGAATTGTTTTGCTGCTTTCATCGGTTCCGTCCTCAGCACCCTCTTCAGCGAAGCCAAAGATGTAGGCAATCGTGCTCTGAAGGTTTTTGCCGATGCCGGGAATCAAAGAGAAAATATCATCGAACAGCTTGGTGATCGCCGCTTCAAGCTTTCCGCCAAGGTCTTTCAGCTTGTCTCCGGTCAACTCCCCGTCAAACAGCTCATTAATAATGCCCAGTACACTGGACACAAAATTCAGCACCGGAGCCCCGACCTTGGAAACAATCTTTCCAAGCAGCTTGAAAATGTCGCAGATCGTCTGCCAGATTCCCGCGAAGGTTCCGGCTTCCTTGCCGTTATTCAGGCCATCGATAATGCCTCCGGTCAAAACATCAACAAATATATTCACCGCGGCAATCAGCGGCTCAAGGGAATCCAGGGGTCCGTTAAAGAGTTTCTCAAGACCTTCGCCTTCCACCGCTGAGTCTGCCAGATCGTAAACGCCAAGCCCCAGCGCGCTGAGAAGACGAAGAATGGAGTCGATGCTCTTCCCAAGATGATCCTGATCGAAGAGCTTTCCAAGGAATCCGGCCACATCCCGGATCACGGTATAAGCCAGGACAAAGGCCGCGTAAATCGCGTTCACCACGTCCTGAATCTGCTGCCAACGGGTTTTCTGGGATCCGTCCGCGGAAGCGTTAAAGAAATCGTGAATCGCGGAAATAAAATTACGAACGTTGGTCACGGTCTGATCTAACTGAGAAGCGAACCATCCATCCCTCGCGTCCTCGTTATCCCACATGGCAAGCACATCATCAGGCGCTAAAAGCTTCATCATGTTCCAGAAGCCTTCCTTGATGAGCCCGCCGATATCCATCAGCGCGTCAAGAAAACCGTAAGCGCCTTCATAAGCGATTACTTCCCCTTCGTCCGTAACTTCCCCGACAATCAAGCTCCAAAGGTTATTACGGCCTCCGCCGTTTCCCCAGATTCCCAGCAGCTTGTTTCTATAAGACAGCAGGTCATCCAGTGCCGCGCCGACCTTATTGCAGATGTTGCTGAACAGTTCCATACTTTCAGACAATTCGCCGAAGATAAGATTGTAGCTGTTCATCCAGCCGGTACTCAGCTGGTCCTTCCAGGCGTTTAATACGTCAGTAAAGGTTGTACATTTTTGAGCAGCTTCGTATGCTGACAAAGCAAGAGAATCAAAACCCCAAACCTGTTTAGCAACATCTCTCGTAAGCCAGTTTCCCTTCAGACCTTTTTCGAATTCGTCGATAGTGAATTCGACAGACTTTCCAAGAGATTCAGACGTTTTATACAGTTTTTTGCCGTTTTTTACTCCGACCTCGGTGATGGTTCCCAAGGCAAGACCAGCCTCAATCGCCGATTCTTTGGCCTCATTTGTGGTTAAAGAGATTTTATCTCCGAGAGACGCTGTTTTTAAAAGGTCATTATAATACTTGTCCTGCTCATTGTGTAATTTATCGGCGTAAGCTGTAGCCTCGTCTATCGTATCAAATATGCCGAGATGCTCTCCGGTCTCGAAATAATGCTGAATCGCTTCGTCTTCGCTTACAATTTTACCTTCAACAACAGTGGGAAGAAGAATTTCTTTGCCGTCTACATTGACACTAAAACTTCTTTCGGTACTGATTGATCCGTCTGAATTAAAAACGACCTTGCGCTTATTCAGATCGATATTTCCTTGCCCGAATCTCTCTTCTTCATTGGCTGCTTTTTTTAAGGCTGCTGCATATAACTCGGCACTTTTAGCATTATCATCCAATCCGTTTGACGCGGAAAGGTCTTTCCAGTTTTGTTCCGTGATCGCTTTGGAATCTTCGAAAATCTTATTAAAGCTCTTTATCTGATTGTCAGAAAGCTCAATTGCCTTTTCAAGCTCCTCATCGTACATAATATTTTCATAATAGTACGACATGAAGGACTTCTGCATGACCTGAGTCGTCGCCCATCTCTTCTGCAGCGTCTCGGCAACGTTCTGGTAGGTAACCTCCACCTGCTTACCAAGTGATTTGTCGGTCATAATTTTGCCGTTCTGCTTGACAAGCGTACCGGCCGCAAGACCCGCCTGAATCAGCTGTTCCTTGAATTCCTTAGTCGCCATACCGGCGTTCTCGATGGATTTCCAGTCGATCTTAGTGAGCGCCCCTACGCCCATGGCCTGACTCAGGTTATACATGGCCCGACTGGCTTCCTGGATACCGCCACCGGATCGGGCTGCCCAGTTGGCGATACCCTCCATCTGTTTCTCGGCGTCTTCCAGATTGATGCCAACAGAAGTGAACTTACCGATGTTGGCCGCCATGTCCGTAAAGCTATAGCTGGTCTGGTCAGTATATTGATTCAGACGCTTCAGCACCGTGTATACGTCCTCTTCAGACCGGCCGGTAGCAGACATAATCGTCTGAACGTTCTTATTCAGTTGGCCAAATTTATTGAAACCTTCGTTTACCTGATCAATGGTCATGCTGTTGAAGAATGCTTTAGCCTTGGCGGCCGCGTTCTCCAATCCATGACGAACCTGACTGAGCACATACTCGCTGACTGTTCCCAGCCCTGTGAATTTATCAGTCAGTTTCTGAATATTGCTGGCCATCTGGTCGAAGGTCAGCTTCCGAGTAGCATCCTCAAAATCCTCCAGACTTTTTTCGCACTCCTGGAAATCAAGGGCTTCTTTGAACTTTTCAAGCGATTTCTCACTTGTGGCGATGTTCTTTTCAAAGTCCTTGTTGTCGAATTGCATCTGGACAATCCGGGTATCTGTATTGTTAGCCATTACCTTGTGACCTCCTTCCAGCTTTCATCTGCAATTTTTTCAAAGATTGGACGCATGGCAGGATTCACAAAGTCAACTCCCTGAACATAGCTTCCATTTTGAAGTCCATGACCGTAAATCAAAAGAATCGCGATGTTGACGCCTTTGTTCTCATTTGAATTTGTCCAGTAAAGGGTAACAGTTCCTTTTCCTTCCTCTATTCCAAAATCCCAACTGTCGGCGGTCTTTCCGCTTTCGCTTGGCGTGGCGTTGCGAAGTGCCTGAACTCCAACCTGTCCGTAATGTTCGAGAATATTCAGATAATCGCGCTTCAGAACACGGTTAAAGAACCGCTCCGCTTTATTGAAATTTCCCTTATGCTTGATCTTAATAAGCGCCAACCCGTGTCACCCGCTTTCTTATCCGCGGGAACCGGTACGGGCCCGCCGCATCTGATTCAATGCCCGATTCTCAGCGATGACGTCTTTCCGGCTTTTCTTCCTTCCGGGCTGATTCTTTTCATCGCAAACCCGGATCAGAGTCAGAAGCCGATTCAGATGCCATTTCTGGCACTCCATAGGAATCTCCAGACTGATCATCCAGTAATAAATGATCTCGCTTGTAATAATCTGACGGTTCGGCTTCTTTTGGCTGTTTTTAAAAGTAGTCGCCGTCATCGGATCGTCAATATACCGGTTAACGGCATCGATATTCGCTTCCGACAGTCCGAGGAACACATTCGGATCAACGTTCTGGCTGATTGTCATACAGCGAATGTAGTCGATGGTCTCCTCACGGCTTTTTGCTTCGCCGCTCAGAAACGGCTTTTTCCATTTGCTTTCCCATTTAGAAATGGAGACCAGGCTGTGCTCAAGCTGCAGCTCTCGTCCGTTCACCGTGATAAACCGTTCTGTCCGTTCGTCATACAGCTCCCCGGAAGGAACCATAATCTTAAGCATGAACCCGGTCTCCTTTCCAGAACTTTATTTCGAGGGCATAGGTGTAACATTCGTGGTCGCCGGTGTCAGCGTGCCTTCCGTCTTGGCAGACTCTGCCTCGGCTTTCTCAGCAACGTCCTTCGGCACGATGCCCATCAGGAATTCATGAAGCTCGTTCTCATTCGAAACCAGGTTCATGAACAGCACGTCCCAGGCTTCGCTGATCTTGAAAAAGCTGGAAAGCCTGCGGCCATACCGATCTTCCTTGACGAAACGTCCATCCTCAGACTTCTCGCCGTAGCTTTCGAGAATGAGGATGTCCAGCAGATCAATAAGCCGATCCTCATCCTTCTCCTTCATGATCTGGTCGATCATGTTCTGAAGCCCTCCTGGAATTTTCCGATCCAGAACACGGAATTCCATCTTGCTAAGGTTGAAATAAAAGTCCTTGGTTACCTCTTTACCTTCAAAGTCCGGAAAAGTAACTGTCTTTTTAACCATTTTTATTTACTCCTTTCAAATTTGCGCAAAAAGAAAAAGAAGAGGCCCCGCGTCACAGCAGGGCCCCATAGGTTCCATTTTGATTAGTCTCAGGTGGTGGCCAGCAGGGTAGCGACAGTTTCCGGATCCGGCAGATAGGGATCAGTACTGTCAGTACCGTACAGAGCATTTTCCAGCGCGGCCAGACCGGTAGAGGTCGCCGTCCTGCTATCCACAGTGATTACGCTGGTTGGCTTGGCGCCGCCGACGTTCACGTTCACGGGCGTGGAGTCGAACTCCCAACTGAAGGTGATCGCGTCGGGGCTGTCGTTAATGGTCTCATACGCACGCTCAGAGGGAGAGCAGGTGCAGTTGTATACCAGATGCAGCTTGTAGCCGGCGGCAACGGTACCGAGGGCAGCTTCGTCGTTACCCTGTTCGGTTCGATAGCAGAAGCCGAATACTTCACGGGCCTGCTGGCCGATCACAGCTCCGGGCGCCAGAGTGGCTTCGCCGTTGCAGCGCTCGAATTCGGGCGGATAGGTATAGGCTTCGATGGTGCCGCCAAAGGTTTCAGCCGCACGCATGGAAGCATACTTGATGTTGTCAGCCCACAGGTCGGTCTTATCCGCGCCTTCAGGGCTCTCGGTTACAGCGGTCAGGCCGTTCCAGGCGACCCCGATCCACTTGGCGGGCGTTTCATTATTTTTCAGATACAGAACACCCTTGCTTACACCATTTTCATACTTCTTCTCACCGGTTCCATCCCAGTGCAGAGCTTTCGTAGTAGGCATAGTATAACCCTCCTAAAGTCAATCGTAAATTCGGAAAACATAATGGTGCAGACCGTCGGATTCATAGCTGCGCGTAAACCGGCACAGCGGAAGGCGAACAATTGCTTCCCGAAGCGGGCTTGTCGGATCACGGTCGATAACCGTAAGATCATAGGAATGCTCGATCTTATAGGGAGAATTGTTCGCACGGTCTACGGGGATATCGGTCAGCTTGTATAAAAGGCACGGATAGCTGAGCTTCGTGTCGGAGCCAGGTTGAAAAAAGACTCGGCCTTTTGAGCTGAGTCCTGTCGCGCCTTCAAATGTCTCCTGAAGCAGATGATGCAGATCAAGCCGTCGGGCCATTGTACACGCCTCCGATCGTAATCAGCAGACGGGGCCGCTGAACCTCCACGTTAGTGACTGTCCAGCGGTTCCCCATCCACTTTACATATTTGATGTCGCCGAAATGCGCGTAGTCGTATTCGTCGGCCATAATGCTGATCTGATTGTTGATCCGGAGATTGTCCAGAATATCGCTTCCGCCTTCCCATTTCCTGGTATTGCGAAGAACGTCGCCGTATCTGTATTTCTCAATGATAACGTCCTCGATAATCCCTTCCCTCTCTCCGGTTCCTTCTCTCTCCTCGGCATAACCTACTGCGTCATAAAACTTCGGCATTTCGGTTCATCCTTCCATTTTGAATTAGTTGCCGCCGCCTTCGCCCTCGGTCTCGATCGTGAACGCTTCCTCAATGACAATCGCGGAGAAAGGACGGACCAGAGCACCGGAGCACCGGGTTTCGATCAGGTACTTCTGAGCGTTATAGTCGATGTCGAAGTCCTCGAACATGTTGACGGAGCCGCCCTTATCGGCGCCCACGTTGTAGTCCTTCATGTTGACGATAATCATCAGAGGACGGTAGCCCTTGGTCTCGTCGTCCTCGTCCACGCGATAGGTGGAAGGATCAGCCATCGGAGGCACGGTCACAATGTTCTGCACGCCCAGCACGCTGGCCACGACGTCCTTGGTCGGATACAGGAAGTGGCCGAAGCTGTCTTCCAGCAGGAGCAGATCGCTCAGGGTATCCTCGGACAGATAGGCCGTCGCATTGCCGCTGCCCTTGTAGTCCTTCCAGGCCTTGCGGACCAGCTTGATCAGGGTCTTGGCCTTCTCTTCGCCCTGCACAGCGGTGTACTGCTTCCGGACAATGAACAGGTCATCGTCGTCATGGAAGACGCTGTGGATGTGATCCTCGGAGATGTGGTCATCGGAATCCTCGGCACGGCCGTCGCCAACCAGAATCGCCCGGGCGATTTCCTCGTCCAGCATGACCCGCATTTCCTGCTTCATCCAGGCAACCACGTCGAAGTCAGTGATGTCCACGACGTCGTCACGATCCAGCTTCTGCTTCTTGTAAATGGTCTGGGGATCGGTCGTCCGCTTCAGCAGCTTGAAGACCTCAGTCTTCTTCTGCCGGCCCTTGATGTAACCCCGCGCACGGGCCTGTTCCTCGGTAATATCCGCGAACAAAGTCTTGATGCGGGAGAAGGGAGTGTGGGAAACAGCGTTCATCACCTGGGTAACCCAGCCCATGTCACGCTGAATGAACTGCGGAGCACCGCCGGGAACGCTCCTGTCTTCAGGGAACAGCCAGTCGATCTGGTCGATGCCATACTCGGCGCTGTGCTCCAGCACGGACTGCCGCAGGCTGCCGATCCTCTTGGCATCCTTGATCAGGGTATCCATCTGCGCATGGGTCAGGACGTTCTGGTCGTTCGTCTCCATGGCTTCGTTGTCAAATACATTCTTTTTCATGATAAATTCCTCTCCTTCAATATCGCTGTGCGCCGCTTCATCGGCGTCTTCGTCGTCTTCTTCGCCCTCATCGGACTGCTCTTCGGCGCTCTCCAGCGCCTGGGCTACCAGATATTCAGTCACCTTCCGCTGCTTCTCGGACATGGAATCCAGAACGTCCTGGACAGTCTCGTCACTGCCTTCCTCATCGGCGTGACTGATGGAATCCTCATCATCAAAAGCGGACTGCTCTGCTTCCTCGTCTTCGTCGTCTCCGCCGAGCGCCTGAGCGACCAGGTATTCAACAACCTTCCGCTGCTTGTCAGTCATGGAATTGAGAACGTCCTGGACGGTCTCGTCCTTATTGGCTTCTTCCTTGGCCGGCTTTTCCGCGGCAGGTTCATCTTTCTTGGGTTCTTCCTTCTTGGGAGCTTCTTCGGGCTTCTTCTCAGGCTCGGCATGCTCCACGGCTTCTTCGTCCAGCTTCATGCCAGATTCGAATTCAAAGCCCTCATCGTCTCCGTGCCAAATTGTTGCCTCGGTCTCGCTCTCCTCACCGTGCGCCAGAATCGGGAACTCGATCTTGGCTCCGGGATTCGCGCCGGCCAGTACCAGGCTCAGTTCACGAATCACGCCGTGAATGACGTCGCCGCCGCGCTGCACCAGCTTGTTCGCATAGATGCTCAGGCTGTCGAAATCTCCGTGCCGGACGCATTCCCTGGCATGGCGTCCCATGTCTGTATTGTTAAGACTGCAATAGGCGTAAACGCCTTCTTCCCTGTTTTCCAGCAGAGCATGGCCGATGACCCGGGTTGGGTCGTCGTGATTGTGCTGGTACACCAGCGGAACCGTTCGCCCATCGTCGTCTTTGAAGGCGTCTTTCCGAATGGTTCTGCCATCAGCGCACAGAAGATCGTTCTTCGTCGCCCATCCGCTGAAGTCGAATTTGTTTTTCTTCATCCTTACTTACCCTTTCTGTATTTTTCCCCAAAAACAAAAAAGCAGGCTTCCATTTTGAAGTCCGCGATCCTTGCTTAAGGTTTATGGTATGTCAGATACCTTCATGTCCGCGAGCGTGGTTTCCGCGCTCTCATCGTTCTCCGCGTCTGTCGGAACTGCTTCTGCCCCAGCGCCTTCTCCGGGAGCCATGCCTCCTCCTGGATTGATGTTGGGATTCATCAGCTGATCCGCTCCCTGGTCTTCAATCGGTTTATACCCCATCCGCTGTCGAAGTTCATTCTTGGTAATAACTTCACCCGTCACCAGCTGGATACCGTTTGCTGTCATACTGTCTGCCGTAGCCAGCTTGAAGATGTCGTTGAAGTACATCACGCGCTGATGTTGGCTTCTCGCGGTTTTGGTCAGGAACTTCCGGTTGAATTCGTCGGAAATGGCGGATACAATTGGCTCGACTGTACGGCTGATATAGTTCATCATCACGCGCTCGTCAGCGGTTCCCTCAAAGACTTCCTTCGTCATCCCCAACTGGCTGTATAGCATGCTCGTCAGATACTCGATCTGGTCCATGAGCTTGTTTTCAACCGGCCTGGAGAGCTGCGTGAATTTCTCCGTACCATCCGTATAGGCGATTCCGTATTTGTTGCCGGTCAGCTGCGTTTCAATATCTTTCCGCCGCTTCTCGGCCTCCTGTCTCCGCATCTCGGTTTTGATGGGATACGGGAGCTGCACGATCAGATCCAGCTTTCCGCTTGAGGTCGTCTCGTCCACAGCGTCCAGGAGATTAAACTTATAAATGAGCCGTTTCAGCGTGGAAATCGGCTCGTTCATAACAGCATAAAGAGGATTCTCAATGATGGCGACCTGATCTTTGGGCAGGTAAATATCCTCTTTTTTACCTGTCCTATCATTGTACAGCCTGAGACCAACCGTCCTCGGTCGCCACTCAAAGATCTGAGCGGTCCGCATGGTCTGAATATCATAGCTTCCGGTCTCCATCGGGTTATGAGTCGTGTCCACGGGTACCGCGGCGACGACACCTTCGTCCAGCATGCTCATGACCAGGTCCTGCTTAAAAGCACGCGCGGTCTGGTCGATGTTGGCCTCGGTTCCAAGACAGTAATTAAGTCCGCTGTCCATTCTCTCAAGAAAACGGT